GAAGACTACAATGATTTATAGTGCGGGATTCAAACCATATGAATTTGCTTTATTTGCTTGCGACATAGATTCGCGATTTTATGAGCATTTTCGCCCAGATTGGTTGGGAACACGCGGCGCCGAAGCATGGCTTACACACAATCGCAACAGAATTTACTTACGCGCATATGTGTTCTGTGATTCAGTTCTAGAACGACACAAAAATGGTCAAATGGGGTTTCAAGACCCAGTAATAATATGGGCAGACAAAGAGAAAGGGGAGTTTACCATACACCCAGGACAAAATAGGATAATATTAAAAATGTTACTACCAGAAGTACGCATGGTGGGTTGGGTCAGAGATGACAACTGCCGTAGTAGAAAGGAATATAGTGGTATTTTTAATAATATTCAACCATTGGTTCGAGACAAAAATGGTAATAGACTTGTAACATGGCAGACACTACATAGAAGTAATGTAGGAGGCGAAGACCAGTATCATGAAGCACTAACTTCTGATACTTATTTAGGTAATCGTGCGCATGATACAGACGAAAGAAAAGAAAAGTGGGCAGAGTTACAAAAAACACAGGGATTTAGCTGTAGAGTAAATGGTACACACTTTTATAACATTGGAAAGCCAACTGCTGAGTATGATTTTGAAAACATAGCAGGAATATATCAGGCTTTCCTGCATCATTTTCACAACTTTTCTTACAGTAAGTGGGATAAGTTACATTTTAGGAGAATATAGTGGATTACAATACACACTTACTCATTATAGCTATGGAAGAGGCTGGAGAGTTTATTCAAGCCTGTTCTAAAGTATATCGACATAACGGAGGCGATCACGAAATAAAGTGTTTATCTGAAGAAGTTGGAGATGTACAAGCATTGATAAATTTATTAACAGAAAAAGGTTTAATAGATTTAAATGTAGCTAATACCAAACGAATAGCAAGAGAACAAAAATTAAGGGGAGCGACAGTAGATTTACCGAATCTTCCTCTACCTTACCCAAGACCAGGAGAAGATTATGAAAGCAGGTAAAATTTGGGGTAACACAGAGTTAGTCCATGCTAATGGAGTTTTAGAATTCCATAGAGTAGAATATAAAAAAGGTATGGAGTGCTCGGAACATTTACACGAGTTTAAATGGAATGGGTTTTTTGTAGAAAGTGGCAAGATGATGATAAGAGTCTGGCAAAACGACTACGACCTAGTAGATGAAACAATATTAGGCCCAGGTGACTTTACACAAGTTAAGCCAGGAGTAATGCATCAATTTGTAGGACTCGAGAGTGGAGTAGCTTTTGAATTGTATTGGGCAGAGTTTAATCACAATGACATAAAAAGGAGAAGTGTCGGTGGACAAAACAAATAAGGTAACTTTTGTAGACTATAACTTTGTCTTTCATAACGAGACACATGATATAGAGTTCGATAAAGAACTTAATCCAGAACACATGAAACTGTATGATGGAAAAACCTACAAGGTAAAAATTATTGATGGACATGTATGGTTGAAGTTCTATGAAGATTGGGACATGATGCCAGACTTAGAATTATCGGAGCATTTTAATGAAAATAAAGAAAGTAAATCCAGTAGCTAAGCATAGTAGGAATATGAGTGGTGCTGGTGCACATAAGTCTAAAAAAGACTATAAAAGACAAGAGAAACATAGAAAAGAAGAACAACTGGGGTATTACCCAGACGAATCACCTGCAAGTAAAATAGATAGACTAATCTTATTAAAGAATATGCAAGAGATTACTAACTCTGCATCTAATTGGTTTATGTATGAAGAAGAGATACAAAAAATAAAAGAAGACCTTTCACGAGTAGAAATATAATGGCAGATGATAGAATCAGTAGAGCAACTGCCGAGCTGATACCTTTACCGCCACATACATGGTATGTTAGAAAACTAAAGTGGTTATTAGACCAACCTAAAGTTAAAGAAAATATTAAAGCAGTTCCGTTAAATGAACCTTTACTAGAATCCATTTCAGAACATGGAATCAAAGCCCCTTTCTTAGTTATGCCTAATTGGTACCCAATTGCTGGCAGTCAAAGACTAAGAGCTGCTTCCGAGTTAGAAGAACTTGGAGAAGAGGAAGTACGGGTTTGCCGTATAAATGAAGAGTATTGGTTACTATGGTACTTGTGGGGACAGAAAGACTTTAGAGATAAAGCGGTTGCAGTTTATTTTCAAATGCTGGAATTAGTATGGAAGTCCAGATATTACGAAGATGAGTTAGACCCAGGTGGTGTTCCAATGACAGATTTTGAAAAGTTAGGAGACGAATTAGATTGGAAACATAAATCTACACTTGGAATTGAAAGAATTAAATCAATGGAAGAAAAAAATAATACTTGACACAAGGTTAAAATTCCTGTATAATATAGATATATAAAATGATAGCAATAGATTTATTAAACGAAAAGCAAATACCATTTACTGTCAAAGGACAGGACGCTATTATATCATGCCTAAATCCTGAGCATGATGACACAAACCCAAGTCTTAGAGTAGACAAAGTAACAGGCATGATGCACTGTTTCTCATGTGGGTTCAAAGGTAACTTATTTACACACTTCGGTGCACCAGAGAGTCCACTAGAAGTAAAACTACACAGAATTAAAGAAAAGATTGCAAAAACCAGATCGCAGACCGTAGGTATTCAACTCCCAGAAGACCGCATAGAATGGAAAGGTGGTCCGTATCGTAATATCTCTGAGAAAACTCTCAAGATATGGCAAGCCTTCACTTGGAATGTTCCAAAGTTTGAAGGGCGGATCATCTTCCCCATTCGCGACGTAACTGGTAAAAACATTGCACTCTTAGGGAGACTTATAGTTGGAGGCACAGGAGCAGAGAAGTATTACATTTACCCAAGCGGGGTAAAGATGCCATTCACACCAGCTAAAGTAAAACCAATACAAAACAGAGTGATATTGGTTGAAGGAATTTTTGATTGTCTCAATCTTTGGGACAATGGCTTGACTAATACAGTTTGCTGTTTCGGAACACAACAAATGGACTGGTTCAAGCTATCTCTACTCAAATTACAAGGAGTACAGGGAATAGATATTATGTTTGATGGCGACGAAGCAGGTCAGAAAGCAACAGAACAAATTAAAACATTGGCAGAGAAAATGGAACTGTCAGTACAAAAAGTAACATTACGTGATGGACAAGACCCAGGTGGGTTAACTCCTGACCAAATTAAAAAGGTAAAGACTCGATTATATGGATAGCACTCAACTTCAACAAGCAATCTTCGGATTGCATACTCGTAGATTTGGCACAGTTGCCGAGATTATGATTAAGAAGATTATAAAAGCAGATAACAGCGATCAGTTATCATTCGATTTATTTGATAAATTTGATGGTAGTCGAATAGAGTGTAAATTTTCGAGAGTACAAAAGAAAGCAGAACTAAAGATAACGGACAGTAATCTGTTCAAAGCTTTACAATGCGAAGCCAACCGTGATATAATGTATCATGAGTGGAGAGATTACGACTGGGATTGTAATATCCAACAAGTCAAAAAAGAAGAATTTGATGTTCTTTTTTATGGAGTATTTTTCAAAGATATGGTGTTAATCTTTAGGTGTTTAGCTAGAGATATTGGTACTGATATGAAATACTCTAACAAACAACATAGAGGGAATACAGGTGAAGGTCAGTTTCATTTAAACAAACAGACTTTTAAATATCACTTGGATTCTCATTTATTTAAAACATTAACTTATGGAGAATTATTAGAATGGCTCAAATAGCACTTATAGAAACAAAGCCTACAAGTACAAACTTCGATAAATATTTCGAGTTTGAATTTGACCGTTTCGCATTATGTTCTGATAGTTCTGTCAAAAAAGTTCTAAAGAAAGATGTAGACCTAGAGTTGAATCCTGATGATTATGACTGGCTTATATTAGTCGGTGCAGAAGCATTTAAACAATACACTAGAAAAACATCTATAACAGAATACAACGGCAAGATTATTGACGAGAAGTTTTTAGCTCTCATGAATCCTGCTATTATTAAGTTTAAACCTGAAGCTAAGAAAGCCTTTGAAGATGCCATTGAAAGTATCTCTGGCTATGTTAGTGGAGAACTAAAGATAGAAAAACTATCAGAGGATAAATGTTATGGCATACAAGAGAAAGAAACAGCTATGGCCTTTTTACAGAAGGCAATCGACCACCCGCTACCGTACATCGCACTCGACTCAGAGACTAGTGCCTTATATTGTAGGGACGGTTATATGCTTGGA